ATAATATCAGCATACATTCACTTGATTTTGATGTACCAGCCCAATTAGCGTCAGTCAATTTATGGTATTCCTAAATTGACTGACGCTAATTGGGCTGGTACATCAAAATCAAGTGAATGTATGCTGATATTATGTGAAGGTGACTCAGCAAAAGCAGGTATATTATCTGGTTTAATATCAGAAGATCGTAATGTAATTGGTGTATATCCATTACGTGGAAAATTATTAAATGTACGTGGTGAGGCAGTACAAAAAATAGCTACAAATAAAGAAATAAGTGAATTAAAGAAAATATTAGGTTTAGTATCAGGTAAAAATTATGATAATCAACAAATAATAAATGAAAATTTGAGATATGGAAAAGTTCTTTTTATGACAGACCAAGATTTAGATGGTAGTCATATTAAAGGTTTAGCAATTAACTTATTTAATTGTGAATGGCCTAGTTTAGCACAAATACCAGGATTTTTAGGATTTATGAATACTCCAATATTGAAAGCAAAAAAAGGTAGTCAAGAATTAAATTTCTATAATGATGGAGAATTTGAATTATGGAAACAACAACAAAATCAACAAAATCAACAAAATCAAGAAATAAATGACGTCATTAAAGGTTGGAAAATAAAATATTATAAGGGTTTAGGTACAAGCACAGGAAAAGAATTTCGTGAATATTTTAAAAATAAGAAATTAATAGATTTTGAACCTAGTGAAAACTCAGATAATATTATTGACATGGTATTTAATAAAAAACGTGCTGATGATAGAAAAGAGTGGTTAAAGAATTATAATAGAAATTATTATTTAGATACTTCAAAACAAAAAATATATTATGATGAATTTATAAATAGAGAATTAATACATTTTTCAAAATATGATTGTAATAGAAGTATTCCAAATTTAATGGATGGATTAAAAATATCACAACGCAAAATATTATATTCAGCTTTTAAACGTAATTTAACTAGTGAAATAAAAGTCGCACAATTTTCAGGTTATGTATCAGAACATTCAGGATATCATCACGGTGAAACAAGTTTAAATTCAGCTATTGTTGGAATGGCTCAAAATTTTGTTGGTTCAAATAATATTAATTTATTTATTCCAAACGGTCAATTTGGAACACGATTACAAGGTGGTAAAGATAGTGCTTCAGAAAGATATATATTTACTTATTTAAATAAAATAACTAGACTAGCATTTCCACAAAGTGATGATGAAATCCTTACTTATTTAAATGATGATGGTCTTTCTATTGAACCAATTTATTATATGCCAATAATACCAATGATATTAGTAAATGGTTGTAAAGGTATAGGAACTGGTTTTAGTACTGATATTATGTGTTATAATCCAGTTCAAATCATAAATTATTTAGAAAAAAAATTACAAAAAAATGACGTCATAAATTTAAATGATGAAACAAAAACTCAGAATGAAGAAGAATTTATTCCTTATTATCACGGATTTAATGGTGTAATTGAAAAAATAACGCCTGAAAAATATTTAATTAAAGGTTGTTATTCAAAAATAGCACCTAATAAAATTAAAGTTACAGAATTACCAGTTGGTTTTTGGACTGAAGATTTTAAAGAATTATTAGAGAGTTTAATTAATCCAGGTGAAACAAAAAATAAAACAAAACAACAAGCATTAATTAAAGCTTATGAAGATATGAGTAATGAAGCATCTATTGACTTTAGCATTACATTTACAAATGGTAAATTAGAAGAATTAGAAGAAACAAATTATGAATATGGTTGTAATGGTGTAGAGAAATTACTAAAACTATATTCTACAAATACAACTACAAATATGCACTTATTTGATAATAATGAATTATTACAAAAATATAATAGCGTACAAGAAATAATTGATACATATTATGAAGTACGAATGCATTATTATGAATTACGTAAAACTAATAACCTGAAAAAATTAGAAAATGAATTAGTTATATTAAAAAATAAAGTAAACTTTATAAATGAAAACTTGAATGGAACACTTGATTTACGTGGAAAGAAAAAAGATGTTATATTAGAACTATTAAAATCTAAAAATTATACACAATTAGAAGATGATAATGAATATAAATATTTAATTAAAATGCCTATGGATACTGTAACAAGTGAAAATATAGAAAAACTTAGAAATGATTATAATAATAAAACTCAAGAATTAGAATTATTAAAGTCTACATCACTAAAACAATTATGGATTAATGATTTAGATGCTTTGAAATTAGCAATTAATGAATATTATAATACTAGCAAATTAGATAAATTAAATAATAATACAAAAAAAAATAATTTAATAAAACAGGAAAAATTAAAACAAACAAAACAATCAAATTCTAAGTTAATAAAGTCTAAAAAGTTAAAATTAACTAATTACACCGACTAAAAAGAAAAAAATATTATTACTATAATTTATACTAATGTTTCTAATTATTTCTAATAAAAAAAGAATTAAATGAATTTCTTAATAATTTTCTTTTCATTTTGGAATTTATATTTTTATCTTCTATTTTCTCTTCATTTATATGTAAAATTTTAAAATTATTTGATTTTTTATTTGATTTTAATAATTTTGTATCAACTAAAGTTTTAGCTAATTTAATATCTAATTCATTAATTTTATACATTAATTCCTTATTAATAATTAATAATTCCGATTTTTCATTTTCAAGCATAATAAACTTTGTTTTTAATAAACTATTTTCAACTTCTAATTCAATTATTTTCTCTTCATTAGACTTATTTTCTTGTTGTAGTATTTTTATTTTCTCTTCATAATTTATAATTAACTCTTTTGAGGTATTTGATTCTTCTTCTAACTTTCCAATGTGGTCTTTATATTTAATTAAAATATTATTAAAATCATTATATAAATGTGCGTAAACAGTATTATTCTTTAACTCCATATATAATAAATATTAGTAATAACTTTATATTATAATTATAAATCTTTTATTACTATGTTTTATAGATAAATAAAATAAATATAAAGTTAATTAGTTAATATTTATAGAGAAATTTTTATAATTATGAAGTTTTTTCAAAGTATTAATAGTAAATTAAATAATTTATTTATACCATTTAATTATATTACACTTATAAAAAATTATAAAACATTTACACCCTTGAAAATATTTATGCCATTAAATAAATTAGATAACTTAATTTTTCTCTCTAGTTTAGCAGGTTCATTAGTATTAATAAATGCTTGTTATGTTTATTCTTCGTTAAAAACAGAAGAAGTAAAAATAATAAAAAAATATAATTATGTAAGTTATGGAATTACTAAATTTATGGTAATAGATGAAAACTCTAGGCATTTTAATATTTCAAATTCTATTTGGGTTGGATATGTTAGAGAGAAAAAAGAACATTATTATTCTATTGTTCTAAATGATAAAATAAGAATAAATTATTATGGTATTTGGAGTAAATTCTTAAATATAAATCCAGTAATATTTGATAGTAATTCAGAATATAATAAATATTATAATAATAAAATAGTTGATAGTAATTATAAATTATTTGAAGCTATACATTGGTTAGTAATTTAATCCAATTTTTTTCTTGATATTCTCATTACACCTACTAGGTCTAAAACCAACTCTTAAATTCTAATAATTTATCATTATTAGTTGCTTGTATTGGATGTGCTAATGGAACTACTAATGTGCTGACGTCATCAATATATTTAACATAACCTTGTACTTCACTATAAAGCTGTTGTACACAATAATTAATTACCATTTTATTTAAATCACTAATTTGCTGTGTAATAGCAGTTGGTTTATTAGATGAATATTGAAGAAATATACTTCGCATAATAATTTTTAATGTATCACAATCTTGTGGTCCAATTAAATATTGTTGATTAGAGAGAAAATATAATTGGGCTCGTATTCCATTTTGTAATATTTGTATATTTTCACTCGAAAAAAATAATTTAGATAATTGTGTTTCACTCCATAATCCTTGCGTAGCACTTCTTAATGATACACATTCATCAATAGGAATTTTATCATATAATTTAAATAATTCATTAGATGATGGAATTTTTATAGGAACTCTTCCATTATTTAAATTAAAAGAAGAACATTTATTTGTTGAATTTATTGAATTTATTGAATTACCAGAATAATTAATGTTTGTTAAATTACTTATATTATTTAGAATACTCATATATTATTAATATATATTAGATAATAAGAAAAAACTTTATTTACGAAAAATAAAGTTTTTAAAAAAAAAATAAAATTTATTAATAGCAATATTATTTTCATTTAATAATATATATGGCATCATTTCAAAAAATAATAGCATTAATTGCGTTTATATTATTAATAATTACATTAGTATCAATTGGAATTATATTATCTAAGGCTAAAACAGATAATTGGCCGCCAACTACTGCTGATTGTCCTGATTATTGGTTAATTGATGGTTCAGGAAATAATAGCGTTTGCATAAATATAAAAGATTTAGGTAAATGTCCTCCTCAAAGTGGTAAGAAACATTTAACTATGAATTTTAATGAGTCAGTTTTTACTGGTTCAAGTGGAAAATGTAATAAATATAACTGGGCTAAAACTTGTGGAATAAGTTGGGATGGTATTACATATGGTGTATCTAATCCCTGTCAAACAACAACTTAAAACATCTTTAAGTTTATAAATAATATTATTTAACTAACATAAAATAATATTATTTATAATTATGGTTAAAAATAGTAAAAATAAAGTAATATATAAATTACATAATAAACATAATAATAATAATAAAGATAATTATAATATTACTCAAAATAATATTACTATGTTAAATATAAATAATACAAATAAATTATTAATAAATATAAACAATAAATTACCAGATAATATACAAACTATTATTTATGATTATATTCCATATGAAATAAAAGTTTTTTTAAATTCTAATTATTATAATAATTATCATATTTTATTAAAACAACAAATACCAAATTATGAGTCATACATAAGATATTTAATAAAACGTGATAATTGTTATGTATTTACAAAAGTATTTAATGAAAATATAAATATTTGGATAACAAAAAAAAATTATATTTATAAAAATATGGAATTTATTAATTATGTATATTTTATATTATATTATTGTATAGAATATGAAGCATTTAATTGTAGAAATTCATTAAATGAATATTTAAATAATAATAATTTATGTAAAAATATGAATAAAAAGAATACAATAAAGTATTATAATGGAAAAATTAAATATAATGGAAAAATTAAATATTAATGAATTATTAAATAGAAAATTAATTGAATTAAAAATAAAAAATTATTTGCTTAATTTTGATAATAATAGAAATAATTATGAAATAAAAAAGGGAATTTATATTTATGGTGAAACTGGTTGTGGTAAAACATATTTTATAAAAAATTTATTAAAAGAATTAAATTATGATACTATAGTTTATGATGCTGGTTCATTAAGAAATTCATCTTGTTTTGAAGAATTAGCTAAAAATAATAATTCATCAACAAGTATAATTAGTATATTTAATAAAAGTTATAAAAAAATTGCTATTTTAATGGATGAAATAGATGGTATTAATAGTGGTGATAAAGGTGGTTTAAATAGCCTAATAAAATTATTACGTCCAAAAAAAACAAAAAAACAAAAAAAAGAAGATAATTTATTAAATCCTATTATTTGTATTGGTAATTATAAAACTGATAAAAAAATAAAAGACCTTATTAAAGTATGTGATTGTTATGAATTAAAAGTTCCAACTAGTAATGAAATGAAATTATTAATTAATGCTTTATTTTCTCTTGATGATTTAAAAATAAATATAAGTCATTTAAAAAATAAAGAATTAGAACAATTAAAATTAAAATTATTAGATTATTGTAATGGAGATTTATTTAAGTTAAATTTTATTTTAAAATTTATTAAAAAAACTAATTATTTTGATTTAAATAATATTTATAATATATTACAAATAAAATGTAATAATAATGATTCAAAAAAAATAACTAAACAATTATTCACAAGAAGATATAACATGGAAGACCATAATTTATTAATTAATGATAATGATAGAACTAGTGTAGGGTTATTATATCATGAAAATATAATTAATTATTTGGAAGATTATCCTAATAAGTTAAAAATACCATTTTATAATAGCCAATTAGATGCTTTATGTTTTGCTGACTATATTGATAGAATAACATTTCAAAAACAAATATGGCAATTTAATGAAATGAGTTCTTTAATAAAAACATTTGCTAATTCAAAGCATTTTCACGATTTTATTGAAATTAATTCTAATATTATTAATAGTAATAATAATACTAATAGTAATAATAATAATATTAATATAAAGAATATTAATACAAAGAATATAAAAAAATCAAAGATAACTATAAAAAATAATAAAACTATTGAAAATAATACACCAAAAGAAATAATTTTTACAAAAGTTTTAACAAAATATTCAACAGAATATAATAATGCACTATTTATTCAAAAATTATGTCAAAAGTTAGGCTTAGATAAAAAAGACTTATATGCATTATTTATTTATTTAAAAAATAGTAATCAATTAAATAACTATCAAGATTTTTTTGAAGTTAATTATGAAATTTCTAAATTAGATTTTAATCGTATTTATAGATATTTAGAAAATTATAGTAATAAAGATTTTCATAAACTTATAACTAAAACTAGATTACTTGATAGCAATGATGATGAAATATTTGAAGATGACACATTTAAAAATGACTTATTGGATAATAATAATATTATTGATTATGAAGAATGAAAAACATACATAGAGTAACGCATATTTTAGTAAACTTCAGGCATTTTATTACGCTTAGGTATATTATCAAAAATTTCATTATAGTCTTCATTTAATAATGGAATTGGTGCTAACTTAGGGTAATTAGGGTTCCAATATTTTAATGGTATTCCCTGTTTACAACACGTTTTAAATAATGTAAAATCACAACAAATTTCTGGATATTCACAATCCCAACTATCATCACAAAATTTAATATTATTTTTATTAAATAAGTAAAATAATTTTATTGATTTTGTTAATAATTTTGATACTAATTCATTTATTAAATTAAAATTATTAATGCTATTCATTTTTATATTATAATTTTGATAATTTTGATAATTTTGATAATTTTGATAATTTTGATAATTTTGATAATTTTCGTTGTTTATGTATTTATTAGAATTATAACTATAATTATAACTAACCATTTGTAAAATTGTTATGCTATATAATAAATTTATTAATCTCATAATTTTTTAATTTATTAATTACATAATAAAAATTTTAAATCAATTTTATTATATAATTATAATGAAATTAAACAGATAAAAAATGTAAAACTCTAAATAAAAATAAAAATTGATTTTCTTTATATTATTATCAATATAAATAAATTAATTTACAATAAAGATTTATTATGAAATTTTATAATATAATAAGTATTTTAATGAATATAAATAATTTTATATATTATGGACTAGGAATATTATTAATAAGTAATTTATTACAGATTTTAAATTTATTTTCAAATACAAAATTCTTGCTGGGTGTCGATGCATATAATACGATAAAATTAGATAATTCTAATTTGTTACCTTTATATTATAATATTGGTCTTGAAAATAGATTTAAAAAAAATATTTTAAATAAGTTAAAAATAAATGGAAATGATTATTGTTTATATTATGCTGATAATAAATGGAATTTATTGAGTGATGTATGTATTCATAGAGGTGCATCTTTATCATCATCAAAAACACTTAAATATTCTATTAATAATAACTTTTCATCACCAAAATGTATACGCTGTCCTTATCACGGTTGGGAATATATTGATGGAAGATTATCAAAAATACCAGGAAATATAAATAATTATTTTAATATAGGAGTTCAAAATTATCCAGTAAAAACACATAATAATGATTTATATATAACATTTAGTTATGAACAAAACTCAAATACTGGATTATTACCTTCAGATATTGGTTATGATTTATTTGATATTGAAGAAGAAACTAATAATAATTTTGAAAAAATTACCAAAACAATTCAATTACCTATAACAAATGAAATTGTAATTGAAAATTTACTTGATATGATGCATGTTTCATATATTCATTCATTTGGTAATTCATTACAACCAGTACCATATGGAATAAAATTCCAAAAAATAAATGATTTTCACGGTAAAACAAGTTATTATTATTCAAGCGGTCCTAGTTCATTATCACGATGGTTTGGATTAGCTGAAGAAGTAATTGTTGAAAATGAGTTTTATTTACCATCAACAACAGTAACACGAATTAAAGCCAATTTTATAACTAAAACAATATTAACTTATTCATATCCAATTGATGCTAATAATACAATGTTATATATAAAATTATATAGAAATTATTTAAAGGGATTTTTAGGGGATTTATTACATCAAAAACAACTATCTATTACATTAGATGAAGATATAGCAATATTAAAAAATGTTTATGAAAAGTATTCAAATGGTATTATAAATACAAAATATGATATTACTCAAAGTGAACGACGAAAATTTATAAAAAAAATACATAATATTATTACACCGACCGGAAAGAAAAATGAGACAAAATAAATATATTTAGAAAAATTATTTAAATTTATTTATTTTGAGAAAAGGTAAAAAATTAATAATAAATTTTTTTTTTTATTAATTTTTATTATTAATTTTTTTTTACAAACTTATAATAACATTATTTATAATTATATATATAATTAAATGAATTAAGTAATGACTTTTACCTTTGTTTTCTTTTGCTTTAATTGTTCTAATTCATCTATGCGTTTTTGTCGTCTTAATTCCCAAGCTTTTATTTGTTCGCTTGAAACTTCTTTATTAAGATGTTGGCAATAATGTTGAGGTGATAAATAAAATAGTATACTTGAACCATTCTTACTCTTACATTCACCAGTAGCCAATATTACGCTATAAAATAAATATTCATCATATGAACCTACTAAATAAGGATAATATTCACCAGTTTCAGCATCTCGAATTTTTGTTCCGATGCTACCAGACGTATATAACTCAATTTTTCTCTTTTTTCTTCGTAAATTATTATTTTCATCTTCTTCATAAACAAATCTATAAATTATATTATAACCTCTATCATTTCTTTTATTAACTTCCATTAATTTATTAAACTGTTCACTATTTAATGATTTAGATGAATTAAATTCTAATTCTTCTAAAATACCATCACCTGGAAAACTAGATATATCAGCATCATACATTTTTAATTAATTTAATTAATTAATATAATAAATTTATTAATTTATTATTTTAAATAATTAACATTAAATATCTTTAAATTGTTTTAATATAATTATTATTACTATTACACCTTTTTTTATGTAAAAAAAAGTTTTCATAATATTCTTCTTTTTTCTTTTTACTTGGTTTAATATCATTTTATATGTTAGGTTGTCGATTATTTTCATAAGATAATGGTCCATTTGAGTAATTCATAGTTAGTTGATTATTTAATTTAATAAATGTTTTTGTATTATCATTAATATTATCATTAATATTATTAGACAAAGAATTATTAATTAAAATTGGACTTTGATTTTGAAGTAAATTATAAACTTTTTGTAATTCTTGTTTTAATTGATTATTTTCATTAATCAATTTTAAAATAATATTATGTTGTTCATTTAATTTATCGATAATTTGCTGTGGATTTGATAAAATATTTTGTTGCATTTGTTGTTGTACGTGTTCTTGAATCATTTTATCACGTGCTGTTTTTATTTCAACTAATTGTTTTAATACATCAGGTTTATGTTTTGTAGAACCAAAATCGTAATCGTTTAATAAGTTATCAACATTCATATAAAATTCTAATAATTTTGGTTGTTTAATAAAATCTTTAGGTTTATAATCACAATCATGGACGAATGGGCTGGGTAACTGCTGTAATAATTCTTTCTTATCAAATGTATTATGAATGTGAGAAAATACTAATATTGTTTTTAATGGGTCTAATTGGATGAATGGAATACTATAATCTTTTAAAAATTTTTTCTCTTCAGCAAGTGAGGCATTTTCATCAAAACATGTTTGTTCTAATAATTGACGTTTAAAAGCAAATGTTGCAGC